CCTTCAGGGACTGGTTTTGCTACAGTTACAGGTGGTGTTTTTGATGGTAGTGCAACCGCCAATCTTAGATACACTGGCGGCAAATTCCAGACAGATACTAATATCCAGTTCAAAACTGGTGTTCAAATAGGAGATCTTTCTTGGCCTACTATTACAGCTTCTAGAACTCTCAGCTTACCGGATATTACAGATACACTTGTAGCAAGAACTACTACGGATACACTAACTAACAAAACTATTAGCGCAACACTTAATACAATTACCGCCTCAAGCATTGCTACAGGAGACATATTAAAATCTGATGGCACTTCTTTCCAGCGTTTTGCTAGAGGAACAGCTTTACAATTTTTACGAGTGAATGCTGGTGGTACCGATTTAGAATGGGCAACTTCATCTAGTAGTTCTTCTGGTGCAGCTAACACTATTCAAACCAGTGACGGTAGCGGTGGATTCTTGGCTGCTACTGATGTTTTAGCCGCTGCAACTTATATTAGTATGGGATCTACGCCTGCTACTAGCGGATATTTAAGATTCCCATATAATGCAACTGATACAATTATTGCTGTCAAAGACAATTCATCTACTACTAGAGAAGTTATTTCAAGACCTGCCGTTAACAGCCTTCAATTTGGGCCAAGCACCACAAATGCTCTTGGTGTTACCCTTACTGGAAATACAGTTGATTTAAAACCAGCTAATCAAATAAGATTTTATGGTCAGACTGGTGTTGTAGCGATGACTATTGGTGCTGTTGGGCAAATGGTTATGAATCCAAACAATTTCGAGGGATTGACTATAAATCAAAATACTGGAGCTACTGGCGCTATAGCTCTACTTTTTGGAGGCGTTTCTGGATTAGGAAGCACTGATAATAAATATCTTGGAATTGGTAATTCTCCTTCTCCACCTTCTGCGACACCAACGGGTGGAGGTTATCTATACGTAGAAGCTGGTGCTTTGAAATATAGGGGTTCTTCAGGTACATTGACAACTATCGCTACCGCTGAACCTCACTGTAAGAAATGTGGCCGAGACTTTACATATGAGTGGCAAAATGATAATTATGGCAAATTAGTTACATGCATGCCTTGTCTTTTGGACGCTCTTCAGTCTCTGGGTATTGATGTAGATACCTTTAGCGACAGAAATCTTACGTAAACAGCAATAATTACACATTATACCAATTCTTTTGCATACTCCATAAGGAGCTTTTATGGATCCAATTCTGCAAGTCTTGTTGAGCTGGCAGTTCATCTTTTTTGGGCTAGCAGTAGCTACTATACAATACGTTTTTCGTTTGATAGTTGAGTATTTAGCTTCCCTAGTAAAAAAAGATTTAAGAACTTCTAGTCTATGGAACAATCTAATTCTTCCTATTATGCCAATTGTAATTGGTGTAGTCGGTGCCCTTTTGTTAAAAACATTTCCATATCCAGGGTTTACTCCAGGTGCAGATGGATTTATTGGAAGAGGTGATAGATTAATTTTTGGATTGGTAGATGGTGCTCTATCGACTCTAATGTATCGTGTAATTAAAGCGCTGTTCTATCAGAAGATAGTTGGATACGCACAAAATCTTTCTGGTTATGGAGGATACGGTGGTTACGGAGGCTACGGAGGTTATGGAGGCTACAGCGGTAATAACGGGTATGGTGGATTTGGAAATGAAACATATCCAGTAATGCCAAATGAACAAATACCACAGAATGAATTGCCTACTAGAGGCCAACTCTGATAATTTTTTGTTATATACTTGGTGACAAATGAGTAATTATCCAAACAATCTTGATGATGATGCAACTTTACCAGTTGTAAATGACAATTTAACAGAGGTAGGTGGAGAAGCTATTAATGCTCTACGAGATGCTGTTATGCAAATCGAGCTTACACTCGGTACAAATGTTAATGGTACAGCGCCATCTTTAGCAGCTCGTTTAGGAGTATTCATTAATCCTGATGGAACGCCTAACTCCTCTGTTATTACTAGTCTTGGTTTAGTTACTCTTCCAGTCAGAAATGATCAAATTGCTGAAAATGCAGGTATCCCAGAATCTAAACTACATTTAGATTACAGAACTACTGATTTATTTAACTACATTAGAGATCTTTCATTAGATGTTAATACTGCTCTTGGATGGATATCTGTTCAGGGTATTAAGCTAGAGCCTCATTTAATTGGTGCAATCTATCGTCACGTAATGTCTCAAATTGATGTTAGTGAAGATACTGCTGATTTCCTCTATAATAATTTACGCACACTTAGAGATAACACCACATCTTACTCTCTTGTCAATGATATGAACAATGAGTTGTTAGCTCATCAATGGGCCGATGGATCTCCATTCGGTGTGCCACATAACATTACGACTAACAACGGATCTACCTATACAACTGATTATGCTCACATAGCTAGTGGCCTGTTTATCAATACAAGCAGATTCAATAACATTCCACAAACGCTAAGCAATCTGCAGCTATTTGCTGATTTTATTGACAGCGCCAGCATTTTCTTGCTAGGAACAAGAATTCAGAACTTGTACAGCGCAGGTATTTCTAGAGTATCTCAATCTTCTAGTCTTGCCAAAGATGGGTACGGACAATTTTTGGTACCCCCAACCCCGGCAACTGCTTTCTTGCTCAATATTGGTAATGCAAGTAGTCCATTTGATGATATCAATAGCGGAGATGACATTGTTCAATTTAACCCTCCTACCGATATCCAAGACAACAATTATTTCGATTCATTATTTTCTCTAGTAAAGCCTGGAGATATAATTAGGGTCTACTATGGTGACGGCTATAATATTGAAGTTGCTTATGTCATCAAAGAAAAGAAATACAACGCGACACCAGGCAACAAAAAGTATATCATAAGAATTGCTGGTAAGAACCAAGCATATTCTCCAAATGCTATTGCCAGAATTGACAAACCATTAGCCAACAACAATAAATATGGCGAGTTATCTATTTCGCCGGTTAACAATCAATTTAGCGCCACACCGAGTTTGATCATTAACAATCCACGAGGTGCGCAAGCCCTTGGTCTTGGATTTGATGCAAGTCAATTCGACGAAACGCATTATTTATTATACTTAGCATTTTATCCTACAGGATTTGCAGCAGATGGATATGTTTTCTTACCAGGTATTGACGTAACTGGTAACCAGGGTACAACACCAGGACAGTATACGTTAGAGTCTATTGTTCAAGCTACCAACAATGCTTTCCATGCAGTTGGATTCAATTATCGATTCACGGCTTTTGCTAAAGATGGTGAATTTGGAATTTGTCTAGCTGACTCTTATAACAATGCGGGTTTTTCTATAGTTAGCGCAGTTGTTGCTCCGAATGGTTCTCTTAGCGCATTTGAAACAGCTTTAAATTTCCCGAACAATGTTATCTCATTGATTCCAACAGTTGGAACAGTTGCGCCTGATCCATTAGGATTTGGCCCAACAGGATCTGGTGTGGCTAGTCCGCCATTCATGACATCATATGGCTCTTCCGCAGCAGCTATTAATGCAACTAAGCTATTTATTCCTCTTAGAAGAAATAACTACTATGTCAATGGTAGTGAAACTGAAAGATTAGCTATCGAACCTTCTCAGGCATTAGATGGATATGGTGACGGTTATTGGGTAGCTACTGTACAAAATGTTAATGTTCAGGTAGGTAGAGTAGAAACTACATATCGTATTCAACTAAACTTAGATACTTCTGGGTTGAAAGTTGGAAAGACAATAGTTGTTCAACCATTAACTGGTGGTAATTTTGTTGACTCTGGAAGATTTACGATCAAATCCGTTACTTTCAATTGTGCACCGGATGTTTATACAGACATCATAGTATACGATTCAGTTCATGCTGCAGGATTTTCTCCCACACTAACAGTACAACCGTATACTCAAGTTAAAGTTTACTTCTCAGCAGATTCCGTTTCTTTCAATACAGAATCTGCAACTGATTACACTGTAGTTACTCCATTTAAGAGACATTTTGAGGTGTATGTTGATCAATATGGTCAAACATTTACACATGAAAGAGGTAGATTTACCACTAGTGGTGGAAATATATCTGTCAATGGTACAACTCTATATGGTTATCCTTCCCTCAACAAGATGAATATAGTTGGTATTTCTCCTAAATTAAGAGGATACCAATTTGGAAATGTCAACAAGATTACGTTAAACGTATTTAATTACAGCACCTCGACTGGTATAATTGATGGCTATTTATCATCATTCGATGGTACTTATCATACTCACTTTGGCCCACGTACTCAGGGAAAGAAGGGCGATGTTATCAGGTTCTATGATGAAACAAATGTAGACTATATTGATGTCATCATAGAGACGACAGATACACTTACATCTTTTAGTGATCAACAGTTAGACTTCCAACTATTTCCTAGTTTACAATTAGACACAGAGCTGATGTTGCTGGGAACATGTCAAGTTGATGATATTAATCAAATTGTAAGTAAGATTGTAGACCAGCGTCAATTTGGAAATATTAGTGAAAAAGATATAAGCGACTCGTTTTTTGATTTCTTGACTGGTTCAGATAAAGTGCTGCACACTAATGGTATTATACGAGGCTTTGATATCTTCAATACTTATAGTGGAAGTGAGGGTATCTTAAATCTAACTGGTGGAGTTATCTTAGTTGATGGGCATCTGTTGGATGTTAACAATGATTCTGTATCAATTCCATTAATTCAAGAATCTTATAGCTCTACACAATGGCCAATAAATTGGGCAGTATGTATAGACGGTAATGGCGATTATATTACGATTCCTTTGCTAGACTATGATGCTACTCTGGGAACTCCAAACGCTCCAGCTAGAATTTTTACAGCATTTGATCCTAATAGCTCGCAGACTTATGTATTACCGTCAACAACATTTGTTGATCTTATTAATAAGAGAACAGATATTACACTTCTCTATATAGTATCATCTGTTATATCGGGTACGGGAGAAGCAACTACAACAACACTTACGACTAGAGACGCTCGCAAATTTATTTACAAGAAAGATTGGGGCGAGGTACCAACTCTAGTTGCAGACGCTAACATAGGAGAATTTAGAAATTTTGAATCGTTAGCCTCTTGGTTCAATTTTGATTCTGCTTATATGAACACTGTAAATATGAAGGGGGTATTCTCTACCTTCCCATCATCATTTACGTACAATGGTAGAGTTAAGTTTGTTGGTGACGGAAATGTCGTATTTAATGTAACCAGTGCATTTTCTCCTACAAATATAGAATTTAACAATCTAACAATTAATGCAACGGCAACAACTGTTTTCAATACAGTTACGCTCAATAATACTACCTACAATGGCACCAGCAACTGTACCTTCAATAGCTCTACAATAAATAACTGTACGTTGGTTGGAAATACTGGCAACTCTTTTGCTTTGAATAATTGTACCCTAAATAATTGTACGATAAATTTGTCTAGTAGCAGTTTAGTCGCCACCAATACAACTCTTAATAACTGTACTATTAATTGTAGCACCGGTTCTAATATCATAACCATAACTGGTTCTTTGGCAGTGCTAAAAAATTGCTCTATCAATTTTAACTCAATCAATAATACTTTAAATGCTACAGGTATTCTGGTAGATAATATAGTTACTTACAATGTCGTTATTGGAAATACGATTAATTTAAGTAGCGAGATTTATGTAAGAGGAAATAAGTTTACACTATCGAATGTGGGCGCTATAGCTCAGATTTTATCTATTGCTGATGGATCATATGGCGTAATTACTGGTAATTACTTTTTTAGATCTATGAATGTATTTACAAGTGGCTATATTACGGCACCTGTAGTATTAACTGGTGGAGTAGTATCTATTACTGATAACTATTTTGACAGCAGCACTATTGATGGTTCTGATCAGAATCTAGTTGCCCATTTACCGCTAACCTGGGTTTACAAAAATAATCTACGCACTCCAGCAACTGTTAATGCACGCAGACTTGATGGTTATGGAACGTATGATGTAGTTGTAGAAGATAATGTTATTGCATTCCAGCTCACAGGTCCGGTAACTGTCAACCTTCCAAGTATTGCCCTATCTCCACCTGGAAGAACTATTACTATCAAAGATGCAAACGGTACCGCTGATGAATTTGCGCTCACGCTACATCCGTTTAGTGGAGATGATGCTATAGAAAATGTCTACGGAGATTATGTCTATAATAGCCCTTACGGATCTATTACATTAGTAGCAATTATAGATCCAAATGGCGGCGCTGATGGTTCAGGATTAACACCCAAATATATGTGGTGTATAGTATAAGGTTAAAAAAATGACTAGCCCAAGATTACAAAAACAAATATATACCGTTAATAATGGGGTTAATGCTAGAACAACATTGGCTCTTACTACGGAGCCGTCTGTTCTACCAACTGCTACAATTCCTGTTGCTTCAACTGATGGATTTACTGACAGTGGAGAGATAAGTGTATATGCCGCTAATGGAAATGCATGGACTCTTCAAACAATCACATATACCTCAAAAGATGCTAGTAATTTTCTAGGATGTTCTGGTGGAGTTGGAAGTTTATACAATAATAATGCCTATCCAAATGCTACTATAGTTACTCAAACAACTAGCTCTCCAGTACTTACCGCTAATTGGGTTTGTCCTCCTGGCGTTAAATGGGTATGGGTTACTGGTTGTGGTGGAGGTGGTGGAGGAGGAAGTGGTGCGTCTGTTAGCTCTACAAACACCTCTTATCCACTTTTTATATGGTGTCTTGCTGCTGGTGGCGGTGGAGGTCAGGCCGCAATTACAAGTACACATCCTGTTGCCGTAATACCTGGGGTATCTTATCCTGTTTCTATTGGTTTAGGAGGGTTAGGCGCGCACCAAAATATAGTCTGGAATGGAGCGGCATATATAGTTCAAGATCTTTATCCAAATAATTATGGTGGTGCATGTTGGGGAAATGCAGGACAGAGCGGACAAAGTAGTATTTTTGGATCTATTGTTTTCCCTGGTGGTCAAGGTGGTAAACGTGGTGAAATACTACAACGTGTATCAGCTTTTAATCAAATTACAGGATATGCTGCCGGGGATAGTGCAGTAGGCTATGTTGAATATAATAAAAGTGCTGTTGTAAATGGTACCAATTATAGCCCAGCTCCGTATCCTAATCCAGTTTTAGGCGGACAAACCGTCCTAGGTAGAACATATGGTATTTGGAATCCTCCGGGCCTTTCTTCCTCTAGCTATACATTAGATCAAGTTATGACTATTGGGCTGATCAATACATCTCAAGATTTTGTAGGGCCTTGTGCTCCTTCTGGTGCACATAATCCATGGCTACCAGGATCAGGAGGGGCTGGCGGCGGTGGTGGCGGAGGTATTTCTAATAATTTATACTCTGTTGGTGGGGCTGGTGGTGATGCTGCATTTGGTGTAGCTGGCCATAATTTTGCTTACGCTGGTAACTATGGATCTTATGGTGGCGGAGGCGGCGGTGGCGGCGGTGGTGAAGGTGTTAACTATAACAATACACATGATGGAGCTTATGGCGGTAATGGTGGAGCAGGCTTCATAGAAATAGCGTGGATACAATAATGACAAAGAAAAAAATAGCATATAAAACTGCAAAAAATCTAGGTGATGTTCCTGATGGTTTCATTATTGATCATTTTGAAACTACTGATAATCAAGTAGAGGGATATACAGTTGTTAATCAAGAAGTATTTTCTCAATTACTAGCAAATAATGTAGCCCTTATAAGATCCAAAGAAAATAGTAAAATTGATAAAACCGCTCCACCGCCACAATCTATAGCTCAAAATAATGCCAGTTCGATAAAGCCTCATACTCATGCTGAACCAGTGGATCATCAGCTAATGGCTCAAAAAATAAAAGAGATGGAAGATCGAAGGAAGGCCACCGAAGAAGAGCTTGCTTTATTCCAGAAGTTTTTAGAGTGGAAAAGATCGCAAGAGTCTGGTTCATAATTTGACATTTATGTATGGGCTCTAATAACTTTTTTAGATCAGATCTATTTGGAATATACAATGTCGTCCAAGCGTCGATGATTGTATACCCAAAAGAAATCATCATTGCAACATTGCGTGATTTCTTTTCTCAGGATAGTTATTACCATTTTTCAAAAGATCAATGGGGATTCCCAAATACAACTGATCACACAGATTTGCCACCGGGAGCGGATTTACCATACGGCCCCGGAGCCCATCCGGAATTAAATCCAAATCCTGTTCTTCCAACTCGTTTATTCATTGGAGAAAACTATAGATATGACGGTATTTTTTATCCCGCCATTTTAGTGAAAAGTGGTGGGACAAAATATGTGCCTATTTCCATAAATCGTGATCAGGGATTAGTAAAATATGATAATGTACTTTATGTAGATGGCTACGGTAATGAAACTATAGTACGAAAGCCAGTGGCTTATCTAACATCCGGAGCTTGGGAAGGCTCTATAATCATTGATGTAATGACGCGTAGTTTAAGAGCTAGAGACGATTTGGTGGAGCTAGTTGGAATGTGTTTTACCGAAATTCATTTTGATACCCTCCACGACATAGGTATTGTAGTTAAACCAATTTCAGTTGGTGGAACATCCGAATCAGATGACCGAAACGATAAGCTATTTAGGCAAACTTTAACATTAGATATAAGAACCGAATGGAGAAGAGAAATACCAGTATCTAATACCGTAGATGCCATTCTCTTCACAGCCAGCTTTGCCGACTTGTCAAAGCCTGGTAGCCCGGTAGCCGCTAACATAACTGTAAATACGGAAGTTAACACAACAGATATGCTACTAAAAATGTAAGATACTGTGGCTGAATAGGCGTAAATTCAAAATATTAAGACCTAGTAAGTCAACAAAATGTGTTAATATGAAGCCGAGGATAGCAATATTACTACATTTTAGTGATACAATCCACAAAACCGAGTGAGAAGGATTTAACATGGCAAATATACCAGGCGCAACAAATGCCCTACCAGGAGTATTCACCGACGTAATTACCCAGTCAACTGGTGTTGCGCTTCCTGGAGGTTCCCGTGTCGTAGCTATGATCGGTCAAGGCTCGACTAACGAGATTCTAGTTTCTCAAGCTTTAGGTGGTGGTCAAGACGGACTCAACTCAACTTATACCTCTGGTTCTGGCTCTGACGGCAGACACTTTGCGTTATCTAATTTTCCAGTAATTGAAAATCGTACAACACTTTTCAAAAATGGTGTTCCACTAGTTGGATTAGAATTAGGTCCAATCACCCCTACTACAACTTTCAGTTACAATTATGATTATCAACTAGATCCAACGACTGGTCATATTCTTTTACAAGCTGCACATCTTCAAGATCAGGGTGGTTCATTCTATACTCCACTAAGTACTAACGTAGGATTAGGAAGTCTTAATTCGCTACAGCTCTTGGATGCAAATGCGCCTCCCGAGAACTGGACAGTTCGTTGTGTCTCAGTACAAAGAAACTCTTTGAACCAACCAATTGCCGGAACTGCTAAGTTCTTGGCTTTTGGTTCTGTTTCTGGCGCCAAATTAGACGCTAATGGAAATCCAATTGTATGGGTTGCTAATGGACAGACTGTTAGCAATGGTATTCTTAGTTTCAACATCACCGAGACCTCCGTCTCCAACGTAGTTGTCTCATCATTCCGTGAGGGTGATGGATTTACTGTCATCGTAGCTAGCGGAGTTCTAGTCCGTGGAGATTCATTAACCTCAAATGAAATTCCCCTAAATAATCTTAACAACCCAACCTTGGTTCAGGGAATTACCGACATTACAAACTTCAGTGGTCCTGCTAGCTTGACTAACAACCTCAGTTTGGGTGGTCAGCTATTATTCGCAAACGGCGCATCTTCTATGATCGCTGTTCAGGCGGCCCCTCCACTACCAAGAAGAACCTCTTATGTAATGGATCCATCTGTTGACGCGCTATCAGATAACGTAGATGAATTTATCTTCCCGTTCCCAATTGGTGTTGTCCCAGATTTCAACACAGACATTCATGTCTTCGTAACTAATCCAACTACTCAGGTTGAAACCCAGTTACTACCAAACAAGTATACATACTATACTCTAGGCACCTCTGGTAACCCAACTGTAAGCCAATTTGTTTTCAGCGATTTACAAGAGCCTTCCGGATACTCCTTCGACTATAGCGTTATCAATAGTTTTGAAACTGTTGTAAGTGGATTTGATGGGTATATTGGCAGACTACCAGCTTTTGGAACTCAAGCAGTTTTCGGAGCAGAGAGCGGTCATTTTGACTCAACCTTCACTGGTAAATTGCTCAAGGTCATCGAATCTACAAATAAAGCAAACATTGGAACCTTTTCCATTACTGGCGTATCTAATGGTCAGCTAACGATTCAAACAATCTTAACTGGTGAGCCGGGCTATCCGGTTCCATATCCAAGTCCATCTGGATTCCCAGATTTCACCTCTGATACTGGTGTTGCTTTCGAAGTCATTAAGATTTCCACCGGCCTTGCAGTTGATGGTATGTCAGGTACTGATGGAACTTTAGTAGCTCTATTGAACCAAGCTCAGGGCACTTTAGCAAGCACCGCTGTCAACTTTGACATCCCAGATCTAACTACAAACTATAGAATTCAAATCAATGGATCTACTGTTGGCAACGATGGACTATATGATATCGTTGGATATGATTCATTCTTGAATACTTTAACTCTACAGATGGCTTTTGTAAGCGAGAGCAATCTCAGATATGAAGTACTCGATCCTCTAGATATGAGCACTTACTTGGTAATGAACCACAATATCGTTCCAAACGGATATCAGTTGAGAGTTACTATCGTTGATCAAAGAGACGCAAGCTTCTTCGATGCAGGATGGCTCAATGCTCTAGAGGTTTTGGAAACTGTTGAATGTGATATTTTGGTACCTCTACCAAATCAAACCATCTCCGTTATTTTTCAAAACTGTCTAAGTCATTGTATCACAATGAGCAATATCTCTAATAGAAAAGAGAGAGTGTTGTTCATCGGAGCAATCCAAGGTTTGACTCCAGCCAATTTGACCGGTGCACAGCCTGCTGCTGTTGAGAACATTGGTATCCTAGAAGGTATCCAAGGTTCCAGTATTACAGACGTGCTGTCAGGCAACATAGAGGACTTGGCAAACTACTCCGTACCAGACGCTTTCGGATCTGCCTTTAGATGTGTATACTTCTATCCTGATCAGATTGTTGTTCAAGCAGGAGCAGACAATGTTCTTGTTGATGGATTCTACATCGCAGCCGCAGCAGCCGGATACGCAAATGCAGATTTGGCAATCCAGAATCCATTCACTAATAAAGTATTCAGTGGATTTACCATCCTAAGAAACAAGACCTTCTCTCCACTAGTTCTAACTCAGCTAGCAGAAGCTGGTGTAACTACGCTACAGCCAGTTGCTGGTGGTGGAAGAGTAGTATGGGGTATCACGACCAGTCAATCTGGATACCCAGAAGAGCAAGAAATCTCTATTGTATTCATTAGAGACAGAGTTGCGAAGGTTCTACGTGCCGGATTCGCTGGTTTCATCGGAACGCCACAACTACCAACAACTGCAACTTCTCTAAATACAGAAGCAATCATTCTATTGAACTCCTTGATTTCTCAGGGATTGATCACTGCCTTCAAGGGACTATCAGTACAGCAAGATTCAGTAGATCCTCGTCAGTGGAATGTTGCAGTAAGTGTACAACCAGTTTACCCAATTAACTGGATCTATATTAAAGTTACAGTAACTAATTTGGGAGCTTGATATATTATTATCTAGGGAGTACGAATAAATGGTTACAGGATATCCACAAACAGGTTCTCTATTAAACTTAGGTGATGGTTTTGGTACTAACACTACTAATACTGCAATCTCTACTAATATCTTATTGGCAGTAAGAACTCCAAGTGGGTATCAACCAATTGGTGCAGTTCAATCAATGGCAATCTCTGAAAAGAGAGCTATTAAGATGATTGATGAGGTTGGAACAGATGGTCATATTGACTCAGTACCTAACCAATCAACTAACATTACTGGAACTTGTCAAAGAGTAAGATTTCAAAAACTAAGAGTAGCAGAAGCTTTTGATAGAGGCTTCTTGCACGTGGCAGCACAGGCTTATCCATTTGATATTGTTATCTTCGATAAGCAAAAGTTTCAGGTTAATGCACAGGTAACTACCATTATTAAGAACGTATGGATTTCTGGTATTGACTATACTTACCAAGTAAGCGATTGGGTAATTACCGATAGTATGACTTGGGAAGCAGAGCATATCTTCAGCACAGTAAACGGTGGTCCTGCTGCTGTTGGTGGTCAAAACAATCTTTATCATCCATTCGGTGGTCTTAGCAATCCAAACTGGATCGAGACTCAAACTGACATGGGTGCTAGCGGAAGAAGAGGATCTTTGGATGCTGCTGGTCTCATCGATCTTGGCAGTTCTCAATACCCAGGTTCTACTGGAATCTTCTAATCCATTCTAATAAGCTTAAATCACTTATAAATTACCCTACTTTGATATATAATCATGGTAGGGTATTTATTTTGTGGAGTTAATTATGCCAAAATTTGAAAGTCCAATTGGAAGTAAACAGTTTCAGGGTCAAGCAAGAGAGTTTAATGTTCCTGATGAGAGCGGTTATGACAATATGCCACCACCAATGCCTCGTCAGCCTCGACACGATCATTCTCCCCCAGTTTTTGATGAAAGAGCTATGAGGGATTTTCAAGCTCAGATGCAGCCACAGGGACAGATGCCTGTTAGAGATTTAACAGATTTTGAAAAAGATATTTTAGCTGCTAAAAAGGCTAAGAGAGAAGGAAAAGAGAGATTATCAGAC